CCGCGCCGCCTGAAATCTTCTGCCAGCGCATGACTGCGCCTATGTTGGCCGATTGCCACGCGACCACGGCATACGTCGCATTCACGCGCTCCACAGCGATGCGGTAATTGGCAGCGCCGAAAGGCTCGTTGCCCATCGAGGTATCAGTGCCGAGCGAGAGCGTCGCCGGATTGATCTCAATAAAACGCCAGTATGCGTTGATGCCTGATGTCGCCACGTACGCAAGCCACAGGCTTTCGCCAGTAGTGGCGCGTATTCCGACACCGAAGACGTTCGACGCGTTGCCGCCCATGCCGCCCGCGGGAGGTATTCCGACAGGCCCCACGACCGAGGCGAGCGATGTATCAAAAGTTTGCACCTGCATGTAGAGCGCGCCCGCGTAGGCAAGCGCCCAATAGCTGGTCCCGGTAATAGGAGCGATATCGAAGATGGACTGATTGCAGATGGCCGTGCTTACAGCGGTCCCGCTCGATAATGCCAGCGTCGTAAGGTTGAGGGTGCTCGCTTGGATGTACCCGCCGGCGATGGACCATACAAAGATCGCCGTCGTACCAACGATGATCACCTTGGCATTCTTCGCCAAAGCGCTACTGCCTACGCCGACCAGCAGCTGCCGTACAAGGATAACGCCATTGGCGTCGATCACTTGGGCATAGACGTTGGTGGTCGTGTCCACCCAGCACGTCACGGTATATGCGCTGCTGCTGTAGGTGTCGTAGCTAATGAAGTTTTGAGGGGCTACGGCTACGCCCGTGCGCGTCGCGATGGCCTCGCTCACTTTGTCGGCGGACTGCCATCCGTTGGCGCTCGTGAGGTTCCAGACGTTTTGGCCGTCTATCGCCGCCAACTGCCCGTTCACGTCCATCAGCGCGCGCGCCGCAGTCGGGCCGGTGGCCTGCGCTGCATAGCCAGGACGCTTCCGCAGCGCGCCTGTCTTGGTCCACTGGCCGTTGACGATGCTCGTTTGCGCACCCACTTGGAGCGTGCGTGAGTCGGTCTTTTGCTGCAGGCCGGTGGCCAGCGGCAAGTCCATGAGTTGCTTCTCGAGGGGCATATCAGAAGAACATCAGGTCAAAGGTGCCCGTAGTCGCGGTCTGCAGCCGGATGTCCAGCGTCGCGTCGCGCCCAGTCTCGAGCGCGAGCTCGAAGCCCGCCCATGCTGCCGTCTGGGACCGAGTGCATATCCAGCCTTGCGGCGCCCTGCCGAGCGCATGGGAGATGTATTGCGACGTGCCGCCCGTAAAAGGGATATTCTGGATAATGACTGCGCCCAGGAGCGGCGACGTCAGCGCGTCGCGTACGCCGTCGAGCTCGCGCATCAGCGAGCGGACCACGCGCGCCGTCGCTTGCGGCGTGTCGGTCATCGCGTCCGTCGGCGCCATGCGTGACGCGTTGTTATTCATGAGCACGCGCGACGGCGAGGTCGTACCAGCGCCCGCGTTGTACTTCAGGATGGTGGAGGGGCCGACCTTCATTTTACGCCCACGGGTAGAGCCCAGCGGTGGTGTCGTGCACGCGCTCCGGGTTCTCCGCGTCTCGCTGCGCCGCTAGCGCGTCGATGCGCTCTTGCAGCCTCGAGACCTGAGCCTCGCAATACCCTGCGTCCTCGTCGCCTTTGGCTTTGCAGTAGGCCGCCGCTTTCCAGATTGCCCACTCTTCCCACCCATTCACGCCGTCGAATGTCGCCGCGCCCGCGAGCGGGACAAATACGGGATAGTAGTTGAGGGTGATCGAATAGGCCCCAGTGGGCGTCGGAATGAAATTGATGTTGCCGCCGAGCATCCGATAAAAGACCGGGCGCCCAGCAAAATAGCCTTGGTAAAACCACTTGAACCGGTTGCGCTCGGCTTCCATGTAGGGGCGAGCGCTGATGACCAGCCCGCCGCCTAGTTGGATATCGACGCTCACCATGCGGTAAAAATCCGCAGGCAGAGGGTAGGCCGACGCGCTGCCGCTGGTGACGAACGTATTGGTGGCGCGATACCACGGCTGCCCGCCGGCCTGCACGAGTTGATCGTACAGGTCCGACAGGCAGTAGTTCAGATACTCAGTGATTTCGGCATCAGAGATGAAGCCGGTCTGACTCTCGATGTTCGCCCTTCGGCGAACACTTAGGATCATGTTCGTGAGTGTCTGCGTGGAGGCCATAATCAGCCCTCTTCTTCGTCTTTGTCTTCTTCGTAGTCGTCGTCATCGCACATAGAGAAGAACGCTTTGAGGGCGGCGGATACGCCGTCCTTATCGTCGTCCTTCAGCGCGTCCATGAGCTCCTGCGCGATGTCGCTCAGTTGCTCATCGCTGTGCGATGATTTCTTCTCGTCCTTGTCGTCATCCATGCCCGGATGACCGAGCAGGATGGCGAGTCCGGGCTTGCCCTTGGGGCCCATCACTTCAGCCCAGAGCTGGAGTTAATCAGGGCCATGGAGACGCCCATCTGATAGGTCGACGCGGCATCGTTGAGCGCAGTGCCGGCCGCCACAAAAGTGGCGATGGCGACCTGCAGCCCGGACGCGGTGCCTTCGTTGGCGATTGTGTTGACGCTGCAATACGAGCCAACAAGGGCCGACACAAGGAACTCTGCCGATGCAAAGCAGACCTTGTAGAACGGGTCTTTGAAGTTGATGGTGATCACATTGGTCGCGCCGACGTGGGCGAAGCTCGAGATGGAGTCGCTGCCCACAACGCTGCTGAGCAGCGGCGCGCTCGCGCCGTTGCATGTGAACCGCACATCGAGATAAACCCGGCCGAAGCCGTAGCTGAAACTGGGGTAAAAAGTCCGATTGGCCATGACTTTATAACCTCAGAGAGTGATGTTGACGTTCCAGCCCGGTGCTTCGCAGATGAGCTGGCCATAGTAGCCAATGCGCACCTCGTAGTCGTCCGAGGTGGCGGAGCGGATGATGGTTAGCCCGTCGTCGTCGAGGATGCTCGGCATGTCGCCGGCGCTCTCGAGATACCAGGCGTCGGTCTGCGTCATGAAGCACGTGCCCTTCGGCACGTTCAGATCGCGCACCACATCGAGGTCGCCGGCGGGGCCGATGAGCTTGATGCTGGAGAACGCGAAATCAGGATCGCTGAGCGACTTGCTGCGGTCATAGAGCACTTTGGAGCCGAGGGCTTTGACGAGGTTGCTCGCGTCCAGCGGGTTCATCCAGACGTGCGTGGGGGACGCCGACTCGCGGACAGCGCGAGCAGCCGCTTCGATGAGCGTCTCCTCGATCGGGCCGCCGTTGCCGTTGTAGCGAATGCCAGCGAGGCGCGTCGCGTCCGTGCTTCGGTTGAGGCCGAAGAACGAATCCGAGCCACCCGGAGCGGTCGCGGGGCACCATGCGGGAACCCCCTTGATAACGGCGTTGTAGTCGCTGGTGCCGGTGCCGGCGTTGCTGTTGCGAAACAGGTAGTCGCTGGCGGCCACGGCTGCGATACCAGCCGACCAGTTGCCCGACGCGGTAAGCGTGCCGAGGTCGCGGTCGATGCCGGTGATCGTCACCACAGCCCCAGAGCTGCGCAGGCCACCTGCCGCGGTGCCGTCGTCAACCGACGCCGACAGCTTCATGCCGACCTCGAAATTGACGATATCGGCAGGCGTCGAGAGCGTGATGGTGGCCGTGCCGACGCTCGAGCCGGACGAAATCTGGCCGATGGCGCCGCCGCCGTTGCGGAACAGCGCCGCCGAAATCTGGCGCACAATGCTGTAGTACGCGTTGTCGACTTCGCGCGTGAGGCCCTCGATGAGCGCGCCCGTGTCGCCCTTCGACGCGCGGATGGCCTCGCCAGTCACCGACGCGGTGACGTAGTAGGCATTGCGCGTAACGGTGACCGCGTTATAGACCGACGCCGTTTTGCCCGCTTGCGCGTTAGCAACGCTGGTGCCGAGTCCCTGCGGGGACCCGTTCTGGAAGGCAACAACCTTGTTCTTGCCGTTGAAGTCGGTGCGCTTCTGGACCATCGCGAAGAACGGGTTCTTCGGGTAGCAGAGATTGCGGACAGCCTTCTGGGTGTACTTGGTTTTGAGAACCGCACTCAGTGCGGTCGTGTCGAGATTAGCCATGCGAGACCTCGGGCAGTCATCGCGCTAGGCACGTGACCGCTACTTGCCGCGCCGCAAAATCCCGTCGTACATCTCCGTGAGGGCTTTGATCTGGTCCACCTTCGAGAGTTTCGAGATGTCCAGTGAGCCGCCCATCGTTTGCGATGACCGATGCGATAGAGTCTTTGGCGCAGCTGATTTGGCCGAGTCCTGTTGGCCTCTAAGTCCCGATTGTCCCGATGTCGCTAACTTGTCCCTAATCTTCTTATATCGCGGCTGCTCCTGCGATTCAAGGTAGTCAAGGATTTCTTCATCGGTGTAGCTATGACCCTTTGCCGACGCATCGGTGGCCACAGCCCACCCAGCCTCGCGCAGCTGCCGTTCGGTCATCAAGTCATTGATTGACGGCCACCGCGACTCATTCGATTTAGCAGTAGCCACAAACGCATTGACCGCGCTATCGCGCACCTGCGCCTGCGCTTGGCTCCGGCGCTCCACCTCTTGCCGTCGGTCGCGCTCGTCGCGCTCCGCAAGCCGGGCCTCGAGCGCCGCCAGTTTTTCCTCGGGCGTGCCGCGCTTGATGGCCGCATGCACAAGCTGCTCGGTGGTTGCGCCCATCTCCTCGAGAACGCCGATGGGGTCGGTCTTCGCCCGCTCGCGCAATTGCCGAGACCACTGAACCTCTTCGGGCGGAGGGGCGTTGGCCTGCGCGCGCAGCTGCGCCACGCGGCTACGCTCGGCAACCATCGAGCGCCTCGCCGCTAAGGCCTCGCGCTGGCTGCTGGCGATGGCGTTGAGCCGCGCCACACGCAGCGCGCGCTCGTCCGGCGGCGGGGCTTCTGCGGGCTCTGCAGCGCCGTCGCTGGCTTGCCCCGCGTCAGAGGTCGCAGGAGTTTCTGCGGCTGCCGCGTCGGGCGCTGCTGCAATCGTCGCTTCTTCCATGTGTGTCTTCCCTTGTTCAGCCCGGCGGAGGCCCAGGCGGTCCTTCTGGCATCGGTGGCATATCTGGCCCAGCTGGCGGACCCGGTGGCGGGCCCGGAGGGGCAGGCGGCGGAGGCGGGGGCTTCATCAGGTCGTTTGCCTGAATCATCCAGTCGCGCAGCAGCTGCAGGCGGTCTTCGCTGACGCCCTGCATCTTGGCCTTGAGATAGGCGAGCTGCACGCGCTTGCTCGCGTCGGCGAGGTTCATCATGGGCTCTGGCCCCATGTAATCGCCAGAGTCGAGCATGCGCGCGATCATCATCTGCGTGAGGTCGTACGAGCTGTTCATCAGCGAGTCGTACGACGCCAAATCAGGGAAGCCGAGCAGGCGCTTGGCCTCGTCCGGCTCGAGCCAGCCAGCGTTGGCCATGTTCTGGATTTGCTCGATGCGCGCGGCGGGGTCTTCGGCCAGTGAGTTAGACGGATAGAAGCGGATGGAGACCACTTCGTCGTCGAGCGCCACGTCTAAGAACTTCACGTTCTCGAGCTCGCGCTTGGCGAACGTCTTGGCAGCATAATTCGGATTGATTTCCGAGATGGTCCGCGACAGCTCGCGGATGTGCTCGGCTACCTCGAGGTGGAACTCATGCCGGCGCCGCGCGCTGACCGCGAAGCGCTTGGATTTTAGATCGGCGTAGGTGCTCAGCGCCTGCCCGCTCTTGAGGCTCTGCGGCACCAGTGACTGCGCACTCATTTGGCTAATGCCAGTTACCTCGAACGCCTTGCCCCATAGCGTCGACAGGTGTTGATAAATCTCGGGTGTCAGCGTCTGCGGCGTGAGCACCTGCGGAGGCACGTCGCCACGGATGATGTCTCCGATGTCGTTGGTGATCGTCCCCGTCGCCACCTTTGCGCGGCTCGGCACAAACCACTTCGACACGCCAAGCAGGTGGTGCGCCTTCTGGATTTTCTGAACCAGCGTGTTGATCTCGACTTGGATCGGCTCGAGCTCCTCAGCCAGCCCCACACCCCAGAAGCCCATCGTGGGAGCAAAACGCGAATAGAAGATGAACGGAAACCGCTTGCGCTCGTAGCGCTCGTCCAGCAGCGTCACGCCCTCGAGGCCGATGAAGTGCCGCCCGTCTTTCGCGCGCGGGCCGCTCGGCAGATGCCAAGCTTCAACGACCAGCAGCTGGTCAGATGCGGTCTGATAGCCAACCTCCTTCGCGTCGTCGCTCGTGCGCGTGCTGCGACGAATGGCCGCCTCTTGGTCGGGGAACATTTCAACCAGCACATCGCGGTCAATGAACTTGCGCTGCCACATGCAGCGAGGGTCCGCATACATCGCATCGATGTCGTCGGTCAGCAGCTCCCACGGAAACACGCGCTCGAGCTGCAGCCGCGCATCCTCGCCATCGCCGTCGATCCACAGTTTCACGATGCCGGTGCCCGTGATGGTCGCGTCCAGGACCACGCTCGGCTCGAGGTGGTGCAGCTTCAACTCGTAAAACTGGCCATCCAAATAGGCGTCCAGCTTCTTCGCTTTGCGCTGCGTCTCGTAGTCCGCGCCGTTCGTAAGCACTGTGACCTTCACTTCGTCGTCGCACAACTCTGAAGTGAACGTGTCGCAGCAGCTCTTGATCGCATTCCAACTCAGGGCCGTTCCGCCCGTGTCCTGCCGCCCTGCTCGCTTGCTGACCGAGGGCACGCCGAGCGTCGACAAGTTCTGATTATGATACAGGCGCATCCAGCGAAGCATCGCTTCGCGCCTGCCCTCGTTGCTTGATGCCAGTCGACGATACGTCTGCAGACATTGCTGGCGCCGGGACTCGGCACTCTTGGCCGTCCACCAGCGCGTCGTCGTCGAATCGTCGTACTGGGCCATAGATTTACTCGTAGACGACGCCCCTGATGTTGGACCAGGGGATAAAGATTTTCCGCTTCGTTCCCTCAACCGAGACGCCCGCCGTCTTGGTCGCAGGCTCGATGACTGCCTTGATGATGCAGCGCAAGCCATCGTGCTTGAAGTGGCTTGTCGAGGTTGTCACGTCTGCGCAGGGGTCGCTCACCGCGTTGTCCTGCATTGTTTGAATTGCAACGATTTTCATGCCCATACCCGCATCCAATCCAGACGCATCCCATTTGGCAGCGCACGCGTCTTATGCGTCGCCGTTGTGTACTTCCCCATGTCCCCTAGCAGTGCCTTGGCCACGCCCGTTTCGGGGCCTCGCCACGGCGTCCTGACCCAAACATAATGCAGCACCGAACCCTCGGTGCATGCCCAGCCAACCACTGGAGCGTCCGCGTCGTCGCCGCCATCCGAATCCCACACAGCCACCGTGAGCGTCACCGAGTCGCGGCCAAGAATGTTCTTGACGAGCATGTCTTGGAATCGCGAATAGCTGAGGCCTGCGTGCTTCATTCCTTCCGCGAAGTAGCTGCCTCGATAGCTGTTCACCCACGAGTCGTAGACTAGCGGCAGGTCCTCAGCGCACCCCTTGCGGACAATCATCAGCTGCCGCGCTTCCGGTGCATCGCCGTGCGCGCCAACGCCGCCATCTCCCGCGCCATCTCCGCGGCATGCTCAGGCGCTAGAATGATGCCTGCCATACCCACTTCGATCAGCACGCAGTTGTCCGGCGTGAGCTTGAGCTCAACGCCGCGCGGACCCTCTCCGCTGTCCCAGTGGGGCAGGGGAGGAATGCCAATGCCCGAGGGCATCAGCTGTTCTTGTTTTCCGTGTTAAGCAGGTGCGACAGGTCGCCGGGGTTGTACTTGCCGATGGCCGCCTTCTTCGCACTCGCGTCCGTGGGCTGAATCACTCCGGGCTTTGAGCCCTTCGCGACTACGCCTTCGGCGACAATGCCGCTGTCGGGGCGCTTCGGCGTGGCGCCACCGCCGCCCACAGGCGCGCTGGTCATCGGGGTCTTGATGCTGCCGACTAGTCCAGTGTCAATCTTGGTTGCCATGCGCGCAGCATAGCACATTAGTCAGCGCTGCCACCATTCGTCTGCCTCTGCCCGCCCAATGCGTTCATCGCGCATCCGCTCCAGCCGCTCCTGCTGATACGCCGCTACGTCTTCGGGCTTGCGCGGAGGCTCGCTGAACGGCTCGCCTTCCGTCTTGTGGTTTTCGCCCCACCAGCAC